TAAGATGCCCCAACAACAGACAGATATAATAGACAAGCAGACTGGTGATGAACTTTCAGCAGATGAGTTCAACAGGATGATAGAGGTTATAGATAGCAACTCTAAGAGTGGAACTGTCTATGGTCATATAGGAGTAACTAATGACTCACCCTTTGTAACGTCATCTGATCAATTCCAAGATGTAGATACTTGGACTATAGATATTAAGCAGGATGGCACATACAATATCCACGTGACTGTAGAATGGAGGTTATCAGCTACAAACCAAGATGCTATATTTAGGTTTGATGTTAATGGCCAGACTGGAATTGAGATTAACCAAGAGCCTAAAGATGGAAGTAATAATATATTCTTCACAACCTTTGCCCTAACAGAGTTAAACGCTGGAATTAACACTATTGAGTTAAAGGTTAGGAAAGAGTCTAGCAACTCAAGCAACTTAACAATCAATAGCAATAGGTACACAGCGCAGAAAGTAGACATTTTATCATAAAGAAACAATGAGTTGGAAAGTTTTATATAAAGTAAAGATGGCCTCAGTTGATCACTTAACTGGGGATGAGTCCATGTACGCATTAGCTGTTGACGCTAACAACAAAGGCGCAACTAGATCACCATACGGTGAGTATGTCTCATATGAGATATTCGAGAAGCACGCATCCGTAGATGTTTCCATATATATAGTAAAAGGTGGTCATGGAGATGTAGAGAACTACAGATTGTTTATTGAGGTAGACTCATTAGAAGATCAAGTTCCAGATGGTTTGTTTGGTTCTAAGGATGAAGATGGAAACCCTGTAACATGGGAAAGCTGGTGTCTACCAAACTTTAATCCAGTAACAATAAGAGGAAAGTTCTACATTAACACATCTGCTAACACAGGATCTTTACCTAAGTTCTCAGAACTAGAGCCAGTGTTTGATAGCTTATATGATGTTAATACCATGCCCAAAGAAGAAGAGCCTTTAGATGTATAGTGGTTTTGTAAATAACTTAATCACAGGAGTTTACGGCAAAGGTAAGATACTCCTGCAACCGTTCGCATTTAAAGATGAGGAACACGGCTTGATAGAAATACCAGCAGGATTTATAACAGATGGAGCAAGCATACCTCGTTTTGGATGGTCTATTATTAATGTTAGTCCTTTTAGTTCTACTGTTATCTATGCGGCTGTCGTTCATGACTGGCTTTATGCGACGAATCAGATTAGCCGTAGAAAAGCTGATAAGGTATTTTATAGAGCGATGATGAGCCAAAGATATTTAACTAACTTTCAGATTAAAGTTATGTATAGATGTGTAAGGCTTTTTGGTGGAGCAGCTTATAAAAAGGATGTAGATATAGATAAAATTATTTACCCAGATAAATTAAAACATTACATTAATTGCAATGGATGACGCTAAATCATATATTGACATAGCTTTTGAAGAGCCTTGGCTTTTTGTTTGCTTAATCATGATTGTAGGTGTTTACCGTGCAGTTAAGTTCCTATCAGTTAAACTCTTTGATGAGAACAAAGGTATAGTTACTAACTATGTTGATGACTTAAAGGCTGATACTAAGCAGATGAAAGATCGTATCGGTGATGCATTTGAAAGTATTAAAGAGAATGGGGAACGTGTGGAGAAGGTTCAAATAAACATAATCACAGAGATGAAAGAGAATACTAAGGAGATCATCTCACAAATTAAAGAAAACAAGGAGAAACCAAATGAGTAAGAAGGAAGAGTTTGTAGAATGGTTTGATGGTCAGAAGTTTAAAGGGTTTAGCGTAGATAACTTTATTAAATACTTTGAGCGTGAGGGTAATACATTTCCTCCTAAAAGTAAGTGGAAGAACATTGTAGAAACAATGAAGACGCTTGAGCTTTTGTTTAATGATATAAAGATGCCTATCCGTATCATATCATCATACAGAAGTGTTAAGTTTAATAAATCTGTTGGTGGTGATGCAAAGAGTTCACATAAAGATTTCAACGCAGTTCACATACAGGTTGATGGAGTTAATGCAACTTGGGTTCTATCTAGGTTAGAGAGACTTCGTAGACAAGGTAAGTTTAATGGCAGCTTAGGGGTAAGCAAGACATACGTACACTTGGATACGAGTGGAGACAATATCACTTTTGACGCAACGTAATGCAAGATTATAACTATATGGCTGGCGATGGGGTGCTAGGCAGTGGTGAGAAAACACTGAAAGCGCAGTATGATTCTTTGGAGTCATATAGATCTGTTTACATTAACAGAGCAGAATCTAGTGCAGAGGTTACTATCCCTCATCTATTCCCTAGACGGGGCAGCACCAGTGCTACGGAGTTCTATACTCCATATCAGTCTATAGGCTCAAATGGGGTTAATGGTCTGTCAGCAAAGCTACAGCTAGCATTACTACCACCTAGCAATCCTTTCTTCCGTCTAGTCATTGATGAGGTAGAAGCCAACAAGGAGGGTATTGACGCTGCAACTAGACAAGAATTTGACCGTGCCTTACAAAAGGTAGAGCGTGAGGTTATGAAGGAGATCGAGATAATGGGTCTCCGTAACACACTGCATGAAGCGATGCGTCAACTTATCATATCTGGTAATGCTTTAGTTAGCATATCTGATGAAGGTTGTAGGCTTTACCGTTTAGGTGAATATATGTGTGAACGTGATCCGAAAGGTAACGTAACTAGAATTATCACTAGAGAGTGTATCTCACCAGAAGCTTTACCAGAAGAGATCAGAGCTTTTGCGGCAGACAAGAAAGATGACAGGGGCAAGGTAGAACTATTCACTGGAGTATTTTTAAGAGATGGCAAATGGGAAACATATCAAGAAGCTTGCGACCAGCGTGTTCCAAAGAGTGAAGGGCAGTACAAAAAGAATGAGTGCCCGTACCTACCTCTCAGATGGAACAAAGTTGATGGGGAGCACTACGGTAGAAGTTATGTTGAAGAGTACATTGGCGACCTTAACAGCGCAGAAGGTCTTAGCAAAGCAATCCTCGACGGGTCTGCTGCTGCGGCTCGCTTGCTGTTCTTGGTTAATCCAAATAGCACTACGAATATACGAGACATCTCAGAAACCGTAAACGGTGGATTTTGTGCAGGTAGGCCAGAGGATGTGCAAGCACTACAGATTAATAAGCAAGGCGATATGAGCGTTGCTATGCAGGTGCTTAACGGTCTGCAAGAACGTCTAAACAAAGCATTCCTTTCTGGTGCTAGCGGTGTACGTAATGCCGAACGTGTCACTGCTGCTGAGATCAGACTTATTTCACAAGAGCTAGAGACTACACTAGGTGGTTTATACTCAGTGCTGTCTGCTGAGTTCCAGATGCCCCTAGTCAGCATCATGCTGGCTAAACTCAAGAAGCAAAAGAAGGTAGATATACCAGAAGGTTTAGTAGCACCAGCAATCGTAACAGGTGTAGATGCACTAGGTAGAAACTCCGAAGTTCAAAACCTTACAGAATTTACAAACCTCTTCCTATCTTTGGGAGGGGAGCAAGCAGCTCGATACATTAATCTGGATGAGTTAGCTAAGAGGGTTGCAAGTGGTCTTAACGTAGATCCAGATAACCTAATTAAAACCCAAGAGGATATGCAAATGGAGCAGCAGAATGCGATGATGCAAAACATGGCAGAGCAAGCAGTTCCTCAAGTAACAGGTGCAATAGCACAAAACGCAACACAAACACAATAACACAATGAGCGAGATAGTAACAGAACCTACACCTATGAATACTGAGAATCCATCACTAGAAGAGCAGATGGCTCAGATGGAGGCAGCAGATCAAGCAACTACGCAAGCACCGCTAGGAGCATCAATAGAGCAGCCAGAACAAGTATCAGATAACTCGGATCAATCACAATCTGATGATACATTGATTGGAGGAAAGTTCAAATCACAAGAAGAACTACTTAAAGCTTACGAGTCTTTACAGTCTAAACTCGGAGAAAACGAGGTTACAGAAACTACTGATAGTGAAGAGGTTAAGCCAGAAATAGACGATCTATCACTAGAGAAAAAGGAGATTACAAGCAACGATGTAATTCAGAAAGCATCTCAAGAGTTCTGGGATAGTGGCGAGATTGGAGAAGAATCATACAAAGCCCTAGAAGACATGGGTCTAAGTAAGGATGTTGTAGACCAGTTTGCAGAGGCGCAGAAAGCTAAACAACAGTTACAAGAATATCAAGCAGCAGAGTTACGCAATAACGCATTTAACCAAGTAGGTGGTGAAGATAACTACAGAGCTATGGGTGAATGGGCTGCATCAAATCTTAATGATGGTGAGTTATTAGCATATAACGAAAATGTAAACTCTGGTGATCCTAATAAGATTAACTTGGCAGTTAGTGCGCTATATAGTAGATATAGTAAAAGTAATACAATCTCACCTCAAAACCAACTTTCTGGAATGAGTGCTACAACAGGTGTAACTCCATTCCAAAGCGATGCACAACAACGTGAAGCACAGAGAGATCCTAGATATGCATCCGATCCAGCATATCGTCAATCTGTAGATGCACGTATTGCAGCATCACTATAACAATTTCTAATAACATATTCAAAATTATGTTTAACGGATGCCCAGTGCTCTGGATAACATCGGCAGTCAATGACATGAAAGTAGATTAAGTTAGCAGAATACCCAAAGTAATAACAACAACATATATATAAATTATGTCCGCTACAACTAATCCATCGCGCATCGGTCAAGCTAACCTAGCTGGCGGTGATCGCGAATTATTCCTCAAAGTATTCTCTGGCATGGTCATGAACACTTTTGAGAAGGAGCTTAAATCACGCTCACGTCATACTGTCCGCAGTATTACTAATGGTAAGTCCGCACAGTTCCCAGTAATGGGTCGTGCTAAAGCTGACTACCATCAAGTAGGTCAAGACATTCTTGATCCTTCTAACGGTCTACTCAGTAACATTGAGCATGCAGAACGAGTCATCAACATTGATGATAAGCTACTAGCTGCTGTTGCTATCTCAGATGTAGATGAAGCTATCAACCATTATGAGGTACGCGCTAACTACTCTAATGAGATTGGTTACGCACTGGCAGAACGCTACGATCAAGCTGTATTTAAGGTTGGTTACGCTGCTGCCCGTGAAGGTGCTACCCTCACACGTGATGGTGATCGTATCTTTGGTGGTACTCGTATCTTCTCTGGAGGTGCAGGCGGTTCCATCGGTGCAGATGATAAAGCTCTTGAAATTGGAGCAGCATTTACAACTGGTGTTCAGCTTGCAGAAGCACTCCATAAAGCTAAGGCTGTCTTCGATAAGAAGAACATCCCAGCACAGGGTCGTACAGCATTCGTAACTGCTGATGACTACGCGCTACTTGTAGCCGACCAGTCACTATCCTTCCCTAACCCAGTTCTTAACCAAGACATTGGTGGACAGGGTAGCTATGCTATGGGGTCACTTGGTTACGTTGCAGGTTTTGAAATCTGCATGACTAACAACCTACCTAACGGTGCTGATCTATCTGGTACTACTACTGGTGACGGCGCATCACGTAATGATGTGTTTGGATCTTCTGGATCTGGTTACAATGGTGACTTCACCAATAGCCGTATCCTATGTATGCATCCATCCGCTGTAGGTACAGTTGAGCTTCGTGGTGTATCCTCACAGCTTGAGTGGCAGCTTAACTACCAAGTAGACCTCATGGTATCTAAGTACCTCCTTGGTCATGGTATCCTACGTCCAGAGGCAGCTATCGAGATTTCCGATGGTGATGCTTCTGCTGCTTAAAATTCCCTAACCCCAAAAGTCCTGTCCCCTTTGTGTTATGGGGGGCAGGCATTTATATGTTATGGCAAACGCATTCACTACAGAGTTAGAAGCAATCAATATAATCTTACAGATTATTGATGAGGAACCAGTTGAGACAATACAAGGAGAGCAACCTTTAGAAGTTACGAGTGCAATTAACACGCTTAGGGAGATTAACCGTGAGATTCAACAGATGGGTTGGCACTTCAATACAGAGTACAAGTACCCATTGATGCCAGAATCGGATGGTACTATTACCCTGCCTCAAAGCACACTAGAGTTTGATGTTGATCCACGTTACGGTAGTGACTGCAAAGAATATATTCAACGTGGGGTTAAGGTTTATAATAGGACAGACAGAACCTATAACATTGGTAAGAAGCTAGAAGCTACCATTGTATCTTTCTTGGACTGGGAAGACATGCCAGAACCTTTCCGCAGATGGGTGTTTATTAGAGCTGGTAAAATAGTGAGCAATCGCTCTATTGGTGATGGTGCTACTAATAGCTTTACACAGATGAATGAGATGGAAGCTAAAGGTGCAGCAATCAACTATGACGCACGTAATAAAGACGCTACAATCTTTGATAGCAATGTAGCTAACTCTATCATCAATCGCAGAATGAGAAGTGGAAGCACACTAAGATATGGCAATTATTAACACAACTATACCCAACTTAATTGGTGGAATATCACAACAACCAGACAGGCTAAAGTTTGATGGGCAATGCAATGACTCACTCAACTGTTACGCTACGGTTAAGGATGGTTTAAAGAAAAGACCTTACTCTAAGTTTGTTAAGAACTTGGGGTTTTATGAGTATGATGATCATGCTTTCCCTATATTTATCAACAGGTCTATAAATGAGCGTTACGTTGGCTTATATGACAACACTAGAGGGTTAAAGATATGGAACCTAGACACAGGCAATGAAGCCACTATTACAGGGAACCAAGCCTATTTAAACGTAGGTAATCTAAACCCAGACACTACGTTAAAAGCTCTTACTGTATCTGATTATACATTCATCACAAATAGGTCAGTAACGGTAAACCTTGGTAACTCTACATCTCCAGCATTAGATAGGGAGGCTATAGTATTTATTAAACAAGGTGACTTCCAGAAGGACTACACTATAACTCTCGATAACACAGATTACACTTATACCACTGGCAACAATGAGAACGGCTCTAACGCAGACACAGAGAAGATAGCTAGAAACCTAAGAGATCTTATCAATGGTTCTGCTGGATACACTGCTGTAAGCGCGGGTAACATCATCAAGATTGAAAGAGTTGATGGTAATGATTTCAACATACGTGGCTCAGATGGCTTAGGTGGTAGAGGTTTAGAGGTTGTATACAAGAAGGTTGATGACATAACTGACTTGCCTCTAAGCTGTTACAACGGATTTAGAGTTGAAGTATCTGGGAGTGGTGACACTAGCGATGATGATTACTGGGTTGAATTTGAGACAGCAGACAATACTGGATTCGGTGAAGGGTCATGGATAGAGACTGTTGCTCCATCAACTACAAGGAACTTCAATGCTGGCACAATGCCTATCACCTTGATTAATACAGGGGTAGATACATTTGAGCTTGAGAATTTCAACTGGGCAAACAGAGCAGTAGGAGACAACATCACAAACCCAGCACCTAGCTTCGTAGGGAGCCAGATCAATGATGTATTCTTCTACAAGAACAGGCTAGGATTCATATCTGATGAGAATGTAATATTCAGTGAGGCTGGTAAGTTTAGAAACTTCTGGAGAACATCAGTGCAGCAGCTACTAGACTCAGCACCTATTGATGTTTCTGTAAGCCATACTAAGGTGGCATT